GACAAGTTGCAATCCAAGTGGGGTTCCGTTCCATGAAGATGCTGATGCACTTCCAAGGGCGTTCTGGCCTGTAAGGCCTGCACCGATGAATGGGAATACAGGGCGTCCTGTGGTGTCTGCAAGTTGTCCGAGTTGGCCCCAAACGTCTGGCGATACAAACATATGAGTCGGTGTCCAGTTACGACCGTTTGAGATGTCTACTGCTGAGTCGTAAACGCTCTTTAGAAGGTCTGCGACTGTTCCGTCCCAAACTCCGGACGATGTTGCTGCTGCCAGCAAGTTGTCCGCAGCGAGGTTGTCCGACGCAATCATCGCCTCACCCATAAGGTCAGTAAGGATAAGTTGCATTGCTGCCGGCGAAGTAAAGTCAATGTCCTGAACTGACAGTGTGACCTGTCCGGCAAGAGTTGTCTTAGAAATCGTGTTCGCAGCGATAACCATGGTTGTAGCAGAGACGGCTGAAAGTTCAGTGCTCTGAGTAGCAACGCTTGTATGAGTTGTAATGGTTGGACGGATAAAGGTCTTTTGCTGTCCAGAGTCTGGATAAGCGCGTGAGCCCACGGCTTCGATGGTAGGCCTGAGGAAGTTCAGGTCCTGCACCAATGGACCAAGAACTGGCACAGGGAGCAATCCAGCCGTGTCGGTTGTCAAAACGTCGCCGGCTGCGGCTTGAAGAGCAGTACGAGTAGAGGCTGAATAGTCTGCGACTGCCTTGTTCATGTTGGCGAAAGTGTCGCCACCAATGTGGTAAGCGGCCATGAATTCGCCAGCACTTGGCATAACAAAGTCGCGCTTCGCTTGGGCAAAGATTGGGTTAGTTGGAATTGACTCAGGTGCTGAGGCTTCGATGATTGGTTCTGACACTGGGTTCTCCTGTGGTTCGGTAACTTCAGGCTCATCGGGTGCCTCTGGGTTATTATTGCTGATTTCATCCTCTGAAGTGGGGATACTCGCAGCAACATCTGTGATAGTAGCACCAGCGAACGCTGGAATAGGTACTAACGATAATTCTAGCCAATCGGCAGCAGTCACAATCATGGTGCCGTCTGGTCCGTCGTGGCTTGAGATTACGTTCACGCCAACGCTAACGGCGTCCAGAACACCGGCTGCGGCCATGGTCAATGCGTCCGTTCCCAACTGAGTATCTACAATGGAAGCCACGAAAGTCATGCCTTGGCTTGTTTCTTTTCGAGCAGTGATGAGGCCTACTGGCATTGAAGAATTATGGTACATAAACATTTTAGGGGCCTTACCATCTACTGGTAAAGAGCCCGCAGCGAACTGTACTTTTGTGCCGTCTGAGACTGTGGCCGGAACATTGTATGGAACGGCAATACCTGAAATCTGGCGAGTAGGCGCGTCGCCTGCTGCTGCTTCTACGTCAATGGCAAAGCCTGCGGATAAGTTAAGTTTCATTCTGCTAACGCTTCCTGTGTGTTCTGTTGGGGTTGGTCTTGGTTCATTGTGTCGGCCATTTCGTTCTCCACTAGGAAGTCATCCGTATCGAAGCACACATATGTGCCTCTTGGGAGAACGTTATTCATTGAAAGAGTAGAGGCTATGCACTGAGCGTATGGCTGTACGCCAAATATGTAAAGGTCTGCACGTGCCTGCTCTGAGGACTGATACGAGTATGCGCCGGTACTGACACCCACTAAGTATGGAGGAACTGAGCACAAACGTGCCGCTTCCAGAGCAGAGTAGTTAGCGGACTCTATCAAGAGCATCTTGTCCGGCGAAGCAGTAGTGGCTTCATAACTTAAGAACTCATTGAGCGCGGCAGTCTGATTAGTGGCGCGAGCAGTGTTGAATTGCGCGGCAAGGTCCGCAAGTTCTTGGCCTGACAAAGGTTCGCCACCTGTCTGCTTCAAAATACCAGCAGGAATAGCAGAGGAAGCATTACGTTTACGTGCTTCGCCAATGGCTAAAGCAGTGGCAATAGTCTGCTGACCGTTGTAAACAATGCCTTCAATCGGGCAAAGAAACTGAACTACATCGTCGGTATTTAAGAAAGCACCACTGAAAAAAATCTCTTTAGAAGGACCGAAAGGTATGTTTCCGGGTACGTCCGGAGTGGTTACTGAGCCGGCAGGAATACGGGTAAACGCTGAAGGAAAGCCGTCCTGAGTGCGGGCCGTAATGTACCAGTAAGCCTTTCCATAATGGAGGAGGTCGTCAAATGTCCACGCCATGAGGAATGGGTAAGTGACTGTTGGGTCTGGCTGGCGTAACCATGAACGTGGTGCCAGTGGTACCTCTTCCATCTCGCCGTCTACGTCGTTCCAAATTTCGCCATACATCTTTAAGGGCATAGATGCAAGGACTGAAGCCATAAGGTCGCGGGCTCTTGAGATGGTGGCTACTTGCATTGCGGCCGCTCTTGCTTCGCCCTGTTGGTAGGCCCAGAAGTCGCCAATCATGTTAGCCCCGCCATACCCTACGGCAGCCTGAACTTCAGGCATTGGGCTTATGGCAGCCTTGGTAACTTTTTTATCGAATAGAGCCATGGTTGCAGTATGTCACTTTCATAAAGAGAATTGTGGTATTGCTCTGCTCATCCCGACAACGCCCAGAGCAACACCGCCAGTAGTTTAGCCACCTACTATCACCATCATGGGTTTAGTCTTTTGTTTTGGTTTAGACACTTGAGCGACTGCCCAAATCATACAACGGCATAATTCTATGGGTCCGGGAGAACGCTGGCTGCTGACAACGGCCCCAGAAGGTACCTTGACCAACACCGCTCTGGATACGTGGTCTGCTAAAAGGGTTTCCCCATGGTGCTTAACTGTGCCTTCGTGAATCATTGACCGCACAAGACTTGTGTACTTTGTCAGTTCTGCATAGCCAGTAATGGCAGTGCGCCGCCGTAAAGCAAGAGGCACATGGATTTCGAGCGTGGGCGTTATCAGCAGTTGTACTTCTGGGTTTTCCATAACACGCGAAATAGCAGTCCACATATCTGCCTCAGTCTCTGTCACAAACTCAGTTTGGACTATGACTTTGCCGTCAATTTCCGCAGCCCTAACACCCACATAACGGGCGTCATCCACAGAGCTATCCACAGATAAATAGGAGATACCAGTGTCCGGCATTGCTGTATCTGTCTCGTTCTTTTCCCATACGCCAAGGTCTAGCCATGCACCTCTAGCAGTTATCCATTGGTTCAAATGGGCTCGCATGAAAGAGTCTTTTTTAGACACTGCCCGCAACGCGTCGATAGTGATAGTTGTCCCCAAACTAGGGTTAGCCCAGCAGTAATTTTTCTCATCCAGAGGAGACAAATGAGACGGCATAGACCATTCAGCAAAGTAAAAGAGACTCGGTATTCCTTTGTCTATATCGGCCATGGCCTGCTGGCGTAACTTAATCATGGTCTCACTGTTCTGGTCTCCAGCCGTAGACCACATAGAAAGTAATGGCGACTTACGCGCAATCTGACTAGGCCGTAAAGCCGTGTCCACAACTTCGCTATCTATATCGAAAAGTTCGTCGCAGACAATCAAGTCGTGGCTGCCTCCATGCAAAGACTTTGTGGCTGCACGTATTTCCCAGCGCGACCCGTCCGGCATCTCAATACTTTTACGCCCAATAGCCGCCAGTTTCTTCCCGCCAAAAGACTCCACAAGAATGTTAGCCAGCAAAGGAAAGATGGCTTCGGCCCTGTCCAGTTTGTTAGCCACACTCATCACAGACTGAGGACCGCCACGAATGATAGGACCCTCTGTCATCCACCAACCAATAAGAGCCTGTAACGCTACCGACTTCCCATTCTGTCTAGCCGTACTCACAAGAGACTCACGAAACTGCAAGACGCCATCCTCATCATGAGCCAACTGGCCAGACAACGCATGAACCTGCCACGGCATTAACTCAATCTGCATATGACGCGACGCCCACGCAGCAACCCTTTCCCCATACGACAAAGTCCCAACACCCACACTCTCCAATCTGGGCCGTTCCCTGCCAGTCCGCCAATCCAGCGAAGCATCCTCGAGAGTTCCTGCCAGTTCCGGCTGATTCCCTAAAAATATGGTGGAAAT